AAAGGAAGGCGGTTTTCAGTTGTACGCAGATGCGCTGTATCTGTGCGATCAGAAACGCTGGTATGTTCTCTCGATTTCAGTGCCGCACAATGCCGGCAGGGTTCCGGCCCGGCAAGTCGGGTATTCCCGCGACGCCTGGACGGATGGACAGACTTTTGTGGCGCCATACGACAAGGCTGTGCCGATGCTGCTCAAGTCGATAAAAGTAAACAGCGAACTCGACATAACTATGTCGCAGCAGGTGTTTCCACACCGGTTGCAGTACATGCCGAAGTGCGGCGTGCAGGATTGTCACGACGGGTACATGCCGAACGGGCAGGTGTGCGATACATGCAAAGGCACCGGACACGCTTCCATCACGTCGGCCCAGGACGTGATCTACATAAAGATGCCGAAGCAGGCCAGCGAGATAATCGACCTTGAAAAACTTCTCGCATTCAAGGGCCCTCCTATGGATGTCGTGAAATTCCAGGCAGAATACACCGACGGCCTGACAGCCGCGGCCAAAGCGGTTGTTTTCAATTCCGAATCCTTCACGCGCCAACAGATTCAGGACACGGCAACGGGCAAGATGCTCGACCGCGACAACGTGCAGGACACGCTCTACACCTGTGCGCAGGGGTTCGCGGAAACGTGGAAATTTCTGGTCGACATGACCGCGATCTTCACTGACTTGAGCAAGGGGCTTACCGCCAAACTGGTTTTCAGCAAGGATTTCAAACTCAAGGGCATTTCCGAACTGGTAGCCGATCTCGAAGCCGCCAAGCGCAGCGAAGCGGGGCCGGCTGTGATCCAGAACATTCAGGAGCAGATCGCGCGGATCATGTACGCGGACGCGCCCGATATGCTCCGAAAATGGGAAGCGCAGGAGCGGTTCAATCCATTTTCCGGCATGTCCGAAACGGCGATTTCGCTGGCGCTTTCAGACCCTGCGGTTCCGGCCAGATACAAGGTTCGGTATCTGATGCTTGGGGTGATATTCTCCGAAATCGAGGCGGAAAGTCCAGGATTCTACAAGATGCCGGGCGAGATGCAAGGGAGAATTATAGATCAGAAAGTACAGGCATACATGGCGGAAGGAAGCACGGCGAAACCAGTTTTCGCGGCAAACTGATGACCGATGACGACGAAAGAGGTACTGAAATACATCGAGCAGTGGTCGGAAAAGTTCGAGGCCCGGATTTCTGAACTGGTCGAAGCGCTGGACAAGCGGGTGCAAAAGATGCAGGAGGGCACGATGCGCAGATTGCTGGAGGCGATTGTCGAAATGTTCGAGATGGACGGCGCAAACCTGAAAAAGAGCGCGAAAAACATACAGGCGGTGCGCAAGTTGGAGAGGATTTTCGACGGGTTGGAGCGCGACATTATCCGGGATGAATTGGCGCTTTTCGCGGCGGAATTGCTGGAAGTCGGGGGTATGACATTCGAATACTACCAAGCGACGAATCCGGCAGCCAAGGCCGCAGCGGTAAAAAACTCGCTCGACCTGCTCCGGGCCGTGATCGGGATTGACAAGGAAGGCGTGCTACTGGAAGGCGGGTACCTTGACCGGCTGGGAAAGACCACCGAAGTGCGGGAAACTCTGCGGCAGTATGTGGTGCAAAGCATTGTCGGAAAAAGGAGCCTGTCGCAGTTTCAGAACGGGTTGAGGTCGCTGGTGGAAGGGAACGCAGAAACAGACGGGGCGATGCAGCGCTATTGGAGGCAGTACGCTTACGACACATACAACCAGGCGCATGAGGTGGTGAATAGCAGTATGGCCGACGAACTTGAATTGCAGCACTTCATCTATCAGGGTAGTGTGATCCCGAACACGCGTGCGTTCTGCAGGAAGAAAGCGGGAAAAGTTTTCACCCGGGCCGAGGCGCTGAAATGGAAAAACGACCCGGACTTGATCGATAAAAAAACAGCAGCGACGTACAACCCTTTCCTCGAAAGGGGCCGATACAACTGCCGGCATTGGCTTAACTGGATAAGCAAGGACGTGGCTGAAACGCTGCGGCCAGAACTGAAAAAATGAGCATACAACAATACACAATATCCGAACTGCCCGCCGAGGCGCCCATGTCGATCTACTCCGGCGACGACGTGGAAATCCCTTTTGTGCTCGAAGAGGGAGAGGCGCCGAACTACACCCCGATCAATATCACCGGGTTTGAGTTCACGCTGCGCATCGAGAAAACCCGCGACAGTTCGGACGCGCTGGTGCTGACCACTACGGGCGGGGGCATCCCGATCACATCCGGATCGGGCGGGGCCGGGAAGATCGTATTCACGCGCACCCAATCCACCGACCTGAATATTTCAGAGCCGTTGCGATACGACTTCTTCTATATCGACACGAACAACAAGAAAAAGACCCTGAACGGCGGGCCATTCAAGGCCGTAAAACGCAGAGCATCGTGACAGAAATCCGCCTGACATTGATCCAGCCCACCTACCGCATTTCGCTCGAACAACGCGAACTGCGGTTTTCCTTTCCGCGGTCTATACCTCCGGTTGACCTGCCTACGGATGGAGATGTGGGCGATGTGCTTACCTGGAACGGCAGCGTCTGGGAGGCTGGAGCGCCTGGGTCTGCTGCGAATCTGGAGGTGTGGCCGGCTGGCGAAAATTTGAGCGCCGGCAGGGTAGTAGTGATCGAAGGGGGTGAGGCTTTTTATTTTCAGCCTGGAACCACCGGGCACAATAACCGGGCGTACGGCATTACCAAAACCAGCGCAACAACAGGAAACAATGTGACAGTGCAGACCGGAGGCACTGTTTCAGATGCAAGTTTCTCTGTATTCAGTGACGAATCATTGTACGTCGGGGATGACGGGGAATTGCAAACCACATGGCCGGCAACCGGAATTATCCAAAAGGCTGGTGTTGCGGTAGGTGACGATAAAGTGAAAATTGATTTTTCAGTTCAAATAAAACAAGCATAAATCAAACACAATGGCAACTAAAAAGTATCTGATTGTAAATCCAAGCGCAGGCTCTCCGTTCACGCAGGAAAGCACTATTGACACAAGCGCAGGCTCCGGCGACTCTGGCAAAATTCCATCTCTGGATGGTAATGGAAAACTTGACCTGTCTTTCATGCCCTCCGGGGTTGGTGGTGACACTCGCACGGTAACGGCTGGCGAAACACTTGCTGCTGGAGACCTTATCTACCTTAATTCCACGCCTGAAGCCCTTAAGGCTGATGCCAACAGCGATGCTAAGGCCGCTATTGGGTTTGTTCAGTCAGGGATCACCGCAGCCGCTACGGGAACTGCATATTTCGGCTCTGGAATGATTACAGGTCTTTCGAGCCTTACGCCAGGAGCAAAGTATTACCTATCCGCAACCACTCCGGGCGGCATAACCGCTACGAAGCCATCCGGCGCTGGCGACATTATCCAGCAGATCGGTGTAGCGGTTTCGACAACCGAACTGTATTTCGAGCCGCAAGACGCAATTCTACTCATCTGATGGCGCAGGCTCCCGCTCTTATACTTGGAGGCAATACTGGCTTTCGGCAAATGCCAGCATCCGACACATTCCCGGCGGTTAACATCCCGGGGGCGGCTGTAATATCCGCGACCGTATCGAGCGACCAGAACGATTTTGCCCCCACGGGATGGGCCGATGCGGATATAGTGCGGATAACTTTCGATAGTGGCATTCGATCTATAACCGGCCTTACAGCATGGACGAATGGAAAGACCAAAACGCTCCTGAATGTGACGAATCATCCGGCATACGTGCCGATAGAGCACCCGGATTCCTCGTCCGGGAATCAGGTTCTTGGGGAGGGGGATTGGCTGATCGAACCTTTCGGGTGTATGGTTGTGATGTACGATAGCACAAGTAGCAAGGTTCGAGTCCTTAGCAACTCGTTCAATGCAGCCGATATGGGGGTTAGAGGAAAGGGCGTGTACTGGCGCGCAAGCCCTGGATCTACGAACCAGAGTGACCAGCCATCGCTCGGGCTGGCGGTGGCTGGAACGGGAGCGGACAATCAGAACGATGTGCCGACTACTGCGCTTCCGGCTGCGTGGGGGTTGGTTTCTGGAACTACATCAACAGGTGCATCGCAATTGCACCTCGTAAAGAATGCACTAGCGACAACAGCCTTCGGGGCTGCACACCTGTGTGCATGGGCTTACATATACATACCTACACTGAGCACGTCGGCGCAGCGGTTTATGACGCAACTGTCAATCACCGCTAGCGCAAATGGCACCACGCTGGCGGTGAATAACTCTGTTGGCATCCGACACGACGATAACACCAACAGCGGAAAGTGGCAGGTCTACACGAGGAACAATGCAGGATCGGAGAGCACGGCGGATAGCGGAATAACAGTTGTTGCCGGAACGCTGTATGCGCTTCGCATATGGGTGAACAAGGCCAGGACAGAGGCCAGATACTTCATAACTGACGGGACAAACTCATACTCGGGCCGACTCACGGGAACTATGCCGAACGGAGTAACCTGCGGCGCTCGGATAGGGATGTTCAAAAGCGTGGGAACGACCAGCAGAACCCTGAACGTGGCCGACTTCGGCCATTTCGCAATCTACTGAGCATGGGACAGATCACAGCCACAAACGGTACCATTTCGCGAACATTCACCTGCGCACAGTACGCGCTTATGAATAGCGCGTTGCCGTC